AGAGAAAATGGGCCTTCTCCCCGACAACAATGCCGAAGAATTGCCATCCGACTTAGAGAGTGCGGAGGCATAGACTTTTGGATGTCTACCCCAATCGCTGAAATAGCAGATTGGATAGACGATTTAGAATTTGTTCTTGAAGATGAAAAGCGCTTGAGGGAGGAAGAGGACTAATCCATCAAGCGCTTTTTGCGTACACAAATTTAAAAGAAAGGAGGAACTATGGCGGGTAAAGTATTTGAGATTGCTTTTGCTATAAACGGCGCCTTAGCCCAAGGGTTTAGAACTTCGATGCAACAAGCCAAAGGCACGTTGACGCAATACGGCTCTAAAATGACTGAGCTGAAAGCGCAACAAAGGGCTTTGGATTCAGCATTAAAGCAAGGCGTTATATCCATGGACTCTTACCGCAACGCAACGGAGAAAGTTGGTAAGGCGCTAGACCAAACGGCAGCTAAAGACGCAAAACTCAGAAAAGCAATGCAAAATAAAATTGCCGCTGACGCTAATGCTAAAAGCGCTCGTAGTGATTTAGGTAGCACTATGGCTACTACTGCTGTAATGGCCGCTCCGCTCGTTGGGATGCTATCTAAAGCGGCAGACTTTGAAGCAGTGATGTCCAAGGTAAAGGCAATCACCGTATCTGATGATAAGGCAATGCAACAATTGACGGCCACTGCTCGTGAACTCGGCGAAAAAACAATGTTCTCCGCCACACAAGCAGGCGAAGCTATGACATATCTCGGTATGGCGGGTTGGAATTCCCAACAAATCATGGCTGGTATGCCGGGGCTTTTGAACTTAGCTGCAGCTAGTAATACGGATTTGGCGCGTACTGCTGACATCGTATCTGATGACCTTACAGCCTTTGGATTAAGTGCAGAACACGCAGGGCATATGGCGGACGTATTTGCTAAGACCACAACCAAGACAAATACAACTGTTGAGATGATGGGCGAAACAATGAAGTACGCCGCACCAGTAGCGCACGCCTTTGGTGCAAGCTTAGAAGAAACAGCAGCACTTACGGGTCTTATGGCCAACAGTGGTATTAAAGCATCTGCAGCAGGTACGGCATTACGTTCTGGTTTCTTACGGTTAGCTGGCACTTCCTCGAAATCGACTAAAGCGATTGAGGAAATGGGGCTTTCATTAAGCGAAGCCACAGCGCAACAAGAAGAAGCCAAAGCCGCACTAGACAGCCTAGGTATTGCGATGAATGATACCAACGGGCCACGTAAGATGGGCGCAATCGTTCGCGATTTAGCAGATAAGACTAAGGATATGAGCAAGGAGCAAAAACTTGCTACACTTTCGACTATCTTCGGCACGAACGCTGCATCAGCTTGGGTAGCTGTTATTGATCAAGGGCCGGATGCGTTAGATAATTTAACGAAGGAACTTGAGAATAGTGACGGCGCCGCTGAGGAAATGGCCAAGACGATGCAGAATAATGCGCGCGGCGCTATGATACGGTTGCAATCAGCAACAGAATCCGTAGCAATTGCAATCGGTAGTACGATGCTGCCAACACTTGCAGATCTTGGCGATTCACTTGCTAATGAAGCTGCTTACGTGGCTAAAGTAGCAGGACAACATCCTGAACTTACGGAAGCTATTATCAAAACAAGCGTTGCAGTAGCGGGCATGGTAATTGCCTATAAAGCAGTGAAAGCGGTTTACTTCAGCGTAACGGCGGCCCATGCGGCTTATCGGCTTATGATGGAATCGGAACGTGTGGCAACTATGCGCAATGTGATTGCATCGGGCATCCATAAAGCAGCGATGATAGCAGGCACAGTTGCGACCTATGCGGCCGCGTCGGCGCAATGGTTGCTAAATGCGGCGATGAGTGCTAATCCAATAGGATTGGTGATATTAGCTATTGCCGCATTAATTGGTGTTTTGGCTTGGCTCGTTACCCACTTTGAAATAGTATCCGATTTCTGTACATCGATGTGGGAATCTCCTACAGCTGCCATCATCGCGTTCATGGCCGGCCCTATAGGATGGCTGATTTATGCGGCAATGGGGTTAATTGCTAACTGGGACCAAGTAAAAGCCTGGTTCACTCTATTATGGGAAGACCCTAAGGCGGCACTCGGCCAATTCTATGATTGGGTTATGAGTAAGCTAGGAGGGTTGTTTGATTGGATTAGTGAAAAATGGGAATGGGTTAGATCCATTTTCAGTAAGCCAATTCAAGCCAGAGTAGAAGGCACTGCAACGGCGAATGGGCAATCTGTACAGCATAACGCGAAAGGCGGTATTTATGGCAAGGGCTCGTTCCTTACTACATTTGCTGAAGAATCTGCAGAGGCGGCCATTCCACTTAATGGCACGCCAAGAGCTGAAGCATTATGGAAGCAAACTGGCGCTATGATGGGGCTTTTACCTGGTGAAGGTAACTCCGCTATATCTGTCTCCGCACCAATCAACATCACTATTAATGGTAATGCGGATGCAAGCGCGGTTCAACAAATTAAAAGTGCAGTAGGTGGCGCAATGGATGACCTAGAAGCGCGCCTTGCCGAAATTCAAAACCGGAAAGGGCGTGTAAGCTATGCCTAGTAATTTGCGCTATGTTACTGTCAAACTGCAGTATGACCGAAAGGACATTACCCAAGACCTGGTTCCGTATTTAAAGGATTTCAGCTTTAACGATGTCATGTCCGGCGAGGCTGATGATATATCAATTACACTACATGATATAGAAGAGCTTTGGATGTCCGATTGGTTCCCTGAAAAAGGGGCTAAGCTAACCGCATCAATCGTATTTCACAACTGGAATGAACCTGGGGACGAGATAGAGATGAAATGCGGCCAGTTTGAAATTGATGAAATTACCTGTAAGAATCCACCGCATGAAGTCACTATCGGTGCTGTTAGTGTTCCAGATGAATCCAAGTTAAGAGGGGAATTAAAGAGTAAGTCATGGGAGAAGACGACTCTAAAAGCTGTTGCGGAGGAGCTCGCAAAAGGAGCGGGACTTGAATTGTTTTACGATACACCGGAAACAATCAATTTAGACCGGGTCGAGCAATCGGACCAATCTGATTTAGAATTCTTGATGAAAGTCTGTAAGGATAATGGACTGGCGCTAAAGGTTTCAGATAAGCAAGTAATTATTTTTGACGAAACAAAATTCGAAACAGAAAAAGTAGTTGCAACGCTAATCAAGGGCCCGATGCCTACGGACCTTACAGAAGAACAAATTAAGGAGCTTGGGGAAATCATTCCTTATCAAGGTAGCTATTCTTTAAAGACGTCATTAAAGGATGTGTATTGGGGATGCCACGTAAAGCATAAGAGTACTAAACAAAAGAGTAATATTGAATTCACGTTCAAGGATCCGCACAAAACGCAAGGTAAGATACTGCAAGTTAACCAAAGTTGTGAGACACAGGCGGAAGCGGAACGCTTGGCCAAGAAAAAGCTACGAGAAAAGAACAAGAATGAAATCACTGGTTCAGTCGCTATGCTTGGCCATATCGTACTGGCCGCATCAGCCACAATTAATTTAAAAGGATTCGGTAAATTCGACGGTAAGTATATCATTAGTAAATGCTCCCATAAGGTAGGGGGCGGATATACACAAAGCCTAGATATAAGGAGGTGCCTAGATGGATATTAGTGTGGTGTTAAAAAATTTAATTCGTGACGGCATCGTATCTAGTACGGACCCTTCAACTATGACGGCAAGGGTAACATTTCCGGACCGAGACGATTTAGTATCGTATCCACTTGAAGTACTTTCACACGGGTCACAAGATAATAAACATTACTGGATGCCTGGTGTTGGCGAACAGGTATTATGTTTATTTCTACCACAAGATAATAATTTGTCCCAGGGCTACATCTTAGGCACTACGTATAATGCCAAGGATAAGCCCTCTTTTAATGGGCAGAATATCCACGGCATCAAATTTGCGGACGGCTCGACCGTCTCATATGATGCGGATGGTGGAGGCCTTGTTATTAATTGCACCGGTAACCTAACTATTAATGCTCCTTCAGGGGATGTAGTGGTTAACGGAATTAGTTTAGTGTCTCACACGCACGGTGGTGTTGTTCCTGGAGGCGGAAGCACAGGCGCGCCGAATTGATAGGAGGTGAGTAACATATCTTCATTTAGTAAATTAGGTAGTACTGCTGCCAACTATAAGAAGAACCTTAATTCACAAGGATTAAAGAATTTACAAAATACACAATTAGGCGATGTGGCTTACTCTCACCTATCTAATTTAGCTGATAAGTTTGGCCTGGGAGGATACCTACCACAACGCCAATTAGGGAGCTTTGGAAAAATTGTGTTTGTGGCATCCTCCCATACAGTGCGTACGTTCGATGCATTGGCACGGAATATCAACGCACGAATAGCGTCCCATGAAATCATAGGGCAAAAGCCGATACTTGAATTCTTGGGTCCTGATGCGGATGATATTTCTTTTACGATGAACTTTAATAAGCTATTGGGCGTTGACCCTTTAAAAGAAATTGAAGAAGTGGCCAAGATGTGCCGAGAAGGACAAGCCGAACAGTTGATTATTAATGGTAAGCCGTTTAGTGAACACAAATTACTGATTACCAGTATAAGCGCTGCGATGAATACGATTGATAATCGCGGTAATGTGTTATCCGCATCTATTAATGTAACGCTGAAGGAGGCTCCCGATATTCCTAAAGTTGTAATCACACCTAAACAAGGAGGCGATACAAATGCAAATTGACGTAAGCGCTCGTCTTGATGGCGTTGATTTTGCGCCGAAGGATATTCTTACTGAGATTATTCAAAATGTGCGAACCATTATTTCTACAACGCAATTTTCTGTGCCCCTTGATAGGCGATTTGGTATTGATGGAACTGTTATCGACTTACCACTACCAGTAGCAATGGCCAGAATATCTGCAGAGGTGATTCGGGCCATTACTGAATATGAGCCACGATGCAGAGTTGTGTCCGTAGACTTCGAGAGTACTGTCACAACCGATGCAGAAGAAGGGCATCTATTGCCCAAGGTATCGATTGCTATAAAAGACGAATGGCTAGAAAGTGTAGGTGGCTATGAATCCGTATAGAACCATCCAAGGGGATATGTGGGACGGTATCGCATTTAAAGTGTATGGCAGCGAAGCTTATATGAATGTGCTGTTAGAAGCTAATCAAGAGTACGCTCACTATGTGATATTGCCCGCTAATCTTATTTTGAAATGCCCTGATGTAGATATAAGGGCGACTATTAATTTACCACCGTGGAGGCGATAATAATGAACTTACCTGAAATCAACTTTGTCACGGCGGATAAAGAAGCCGTTGAAAAGGAAATATTCGCCCTCTACTCTTCTATTACTGGGCGAAAGTTAGCACCGGCGGACCCTATCCGCTTATTCCTATTAGCGATTACCAATATTGTGATTTTATTGCTTAACCGCATCAATGATACAGGCAAGCAAAATCTTCTGGCATATGCTAGAGGAAATAACCTAGACCATATAGGTATAGCCCTAGGCGTAGAACGGTTACAGGCAACCGGTGCAGTCACTACTATGAAGTTGACCGCATCAATGGCACGGCCTGAAGGTATAGCTATTCCAAAAGGCACACGATTTACTTCGGGAGATGGTGCATTTTTTGCACTAACTGAGCCTTACTACTTATCAGCTACTGAAACCATGATACAAGTAAAGGCGGTATGTACGGAAGCTTCAGCTAAAGGGAATGGCTATCCAGTAGGGTCGATTACTACTCTTGTGGATCCAATCCCCTATATCGCTAGTGTAACAAATCTTACAATCTCAGAAGGAGGCGCCGATACGGAGACAGACGATGCTTTTCGCGAACGCATTAGGGAAGCACCTGAAAGCTTTTCTTGTGCAGGCGCGGAAGGGGCTTATGAGTTTTTCACCAAAAAAGCATCTGCTCTTATTAGTTCCGTAAAAGTGGTGTCCCCTAAACCGGGGGATGTAGTAGTATATCCTGGTCTTGTTTCTGGGGAAATTGCAGGGGAAGAAATTCTTAAATTGGTAGAAGCTACGCTCACCGATAAGAAGGTGCGGCCACTTACCGATAATGTGTCCGTGAAAGCACCAATTGCTAAGAATTACAGCATCGATATTCAGTACTACATTGATACGGAGAATTCGTATTATGCGGACACGATTAAAAGCCGTGTTGATGCGGCTGTTACGGATTACATAACATGGCAATCCGGAAAAGTAGGGCGCGACATCATTCCTTCTGAATTGATTCGACGTGTAATGGAAGCAGGGGCTAAGCGTGTTAGTGTAACATCACCTATATTTACCGTTGTAAAAGACGGTAAGAAAGAAGAGGGCTACCAAGTGGAATTGGCGCAATGTACTGGTAAGACTATCACATATGGAGGTGTAGAGCATGAATAATCTCTACAAATTCAAATTAAAGGATACGCTGCCGAGCTCGATTGCTAATGATGCTAATGTGCAAGCCTTAGCTGAAGTGGTTACGTTGAAACTTATGGCGTTGATGCCGTTCGTGGATAGACTAACTATCTTGTCGCATCTTAATGAATTAAGCACGCCAATACTTGACGAGTTAGCCTGGCATTTACACGTTGACTTCTACGATGAAGCTGTAGCGAGAGAACAAAAGATTAAATTAATTTTGAGTTCTATCGCTTGGCATCGAAGAAAGGGCACCGTTGGATTAGTAGAAGAAGCCATCGGCGAACTGTATTCAGACTGTGAAGTCGTGGAGAACTGGGGCTATGAGGGAGGCAAGCCTTATCATTTTAAGCTGCAGATGTCCGGCTATATGATGACACCGAATATACGGGAGCGCGTGCTGCGTATATTAGATTTCGTCAAGAATAAGCGGTCCTGGCTAGATGGTATCGAATATGTGCACGCTATTAATTCAGGCGGCGTGTATGCTGGAGGTATTGCAACGGCTGCGGGCAGTGCTGTTGCTGAACCTAGCCTTAAAATCTCGACAGGTCCACAAACGCAACAAATCTATACCGGCGGTATTGTTACCGTTCACCAATACATTCATATATAGGAGGTTTACATGGCAAAATATCCTGCAGTCATTACAACAATGGCGGGAACAAATACTATTGCGGAAGCTAATGCAAGTAAGCAAGCTTTGATTTTTACAAAAATTGTTATCGGTGCAGGCGACATGCCCGCATCAATTCCACGCGCTACGGCGTTGACTGATAAGCGCCTGGAATTGGCGATTACTAAAAGTGTTAAAACAGGAGATGGCCAATTCAAGGTACAGGGTCTACTCTCGAATAAAAACCTTGATGCAGGTTTTTACGCTCGAGAAATGGGCCTTATGGCAAAAGCTGGTGAGAATGGGCAGGAGGTGCTATTCTCTTACACAAATGGGGGTAACTATGTTGACTACATCCCTGACAAGAATACACCGATGGATAGCTACACATTCACAATTACTACCGTGATTGGCAACGCTGAAAAGGTGCAAGCGATTATTTCTGATAATGGGGTAGCATCTGTCCATGATTTGGAAGCGCATAATACGGATATTTCATCTCACCCAGCTATAACAGCTATGATTGCAAAAATCCTTGGCTCATCTGATTGGCAAGAAGAACCTGTAGCCACCTTGAAGGATATAAAAAATAAGCTGGGCGAAGGCGGAATAGTGGCGCAACGCTTTGGAGAAAGCGGTTTTGTGAAATATGCTAACGGATTCACTATCCAATGGGGAAAATCACTACGTGGAAACGATAGTTCATGGTATTTACAAACTACCAATTTCCCAATTGCATTCATTGAAGTGTTTGCTGTTACAACAGGCTTGCCAGATAGTGCCAAAGGACCATCATCAAATAACTCCGATAATGCTATAAAGTACACAAATACAACAATATCATTTGCTCGATTTGAGCATTTATTCATAGCGATTGGCAAAAGTTAACCAATGGGGAAAGTCAGACATTACAGTTGCTAGGACTATATATGATGGAGCTAGTAACTTTATAATACCTTTTACTTTTCCTCCGTTCGTCGCAGTCACTAACATAGCGCCGTCAACGTTAGATAATGATAATTGGACGAGTAGTGCCGTTAAAGAAATAACAATAAACAGCTTTACTTATATGTCTGCACAAAATAACGTCACCTCTATACGTTGGGGCGCTATTGGATTTTAACCAATGGGGACATATAGCAGATGGAAAAAATGTTAATAGAATCATTTCAGTTTCATTGTTACTTCCATGTAACGGTAAATATGTAGCCGTTCCAGTAGGAGAATCTAATAACACTAACTTTAATGATGCACTAGATCATACTTGTGTTGTGATTGCTAAAACGGCAACAGCATTTAAGGTACAAATCGATGATTATATGACTGGGATAAGCTGGATATGCATAGGAATATGCTAACCAATGGGGAATAGTTAAAAGAGGTCGTCTTGATATGTGGTATACTGCCCCAACAAAATTTCCAATAGCTTTTACAGAGGTATATGTAGGGGTCGGTACAATACAAGAATCAGCAACGGAGCGTTCTTCTAGCAACTTTGATAATGCTGTCCGTCTTAGCTTAGACAAAATCGAATTTGCAAAGTTTGAACATTATTATATTGCTCTTGGCAAATCTTAACTGTAATACATCCAATGGGGACAATTTAAAGAAAATCAAACGACTGTATCTTATCTAATTTCTTATATAGAAATATTTGGTACTGTAACTATGATGAAAGACGAGCCTAAAAGATTATATGAAGCTAGCGTTCGAGCAAATAATATTACTACTACTGGATTTGAATTACATAGCGGTTATGTTGGTAATCATATTGCAAAAGCTATAAATAATGGGGTTTGGATAAACATAGGTCGTTCATAACCAATGGGGAGGTAAGAAGAATATTTCAATTGGAGATGGATACAATTACGATGTAATATTTCCTACTGCATATACTAGTATATGCTTTGGAGTTTTCCCTGTATTAAAACGTAATAGTGTGGAAGGAGGAAATTATACAATCTACTATACAAATGAATCCAACACGGGGTGTAAATTAATTACTGATGAAAGTAAGTCTAGCGGTACAGCCCAAGGATTTGCTTATTTTACTTTCGGTTACTAATTAGCCAATGGGGATACAAGAAAAGTGTAACTGCATATGACGGGTTAACCTATCCTGTTACTTTTCCTACGTTATTTAACAATAAATGTCTCGGTATCTGGACGTCTATTGAACATAATGTTGCAGTGGGTGGTAATGAGGTTTTTTATTTTACAAATAAAAGTAACGTGGGATTTACTTTGGTCGCTGATGCAAGCCACGCACAATATACAGTTAATGGGGTAGTATATTTAGCTGTTGGTTATTAGGAGGAAATACCAAACGAAAATACGCTGCATTTGACATCTGGATATACAAAAGCATCATCATTTTCAAGACGAATTCTAAAATTTAATAAGGTATATTCTAGTATTAAATTCCAATTCTTACGTGGTATATTTTGGTACTCCGCCTTAGCGAAAAAGCAGGTAGAATAAGGAAGTATCCAACTATGAAATTGCCCATCTTCGCCGCTTACTCCCCATTGGTTCTAAGGCAATAACTCAATGGCCTTACGCAATTCACGCAATTCCTTATGGGTATAGACTTTAGTTGTAATATCTCCATGCTTATGTCCGAGAATGGCACGAGTAGCCGTAGGAGATGCACCGTATTTATCTAATAAGGTAGCTACTGTATGGCGGCAGTCATGTGTTGAATGGGAACATTTGATAGCCGTCATTACTGATTTAAATTGCTTGCTGAATTGAGCATAAGAAATTGGTAATATCTTGTCAGATGAATTCTGGTACAGAGTTGTAACTATTGGTAATATTCGACTATGAATAGGAATTAACCGATTACGGCCAGCCTCAGTTTTGGATTGACGAATTATAAGGCATTTAGTGCGGAGATTAATATCGTTCTTACGTAGCGATAGTAATTCACCGCATCTCATACCTGTATATAAAAGTATTAGAATGCCACAAATATCGGTAGTATTAAGGCTCCACAATCGATTAATCTGTTGGCGAGTGAATGGCTTGTGAGGATATACGCTAACATCATGGCCAAGATTAAGAAAAGAGGTGTAATCCTTAATATCAATGTCATTAACAATTGCATACTTAGACAGTAATGAGAGTAACGTGCGTACCTTCTTAGCAGATGCATGAGAAAGGCCGTTATTTCTCATGATATCAATAACGCATTGCATATCAGAGTATTTGATTAAGTTAATAGGAATATTAGCAATTGATTGAATATGATCATAGGCAATACGATATGATTCAATGGCTGATTTACTCACGATTCCAACACGAGTAGGCAGCCATTTTTCATACAAACTTTTAAACGTTTCAGCACATGCACTTTTGCGGCGCATGCGAAGATACGCATTTCTTGGGTAGTGCTTAACAGTACTATTCATTGTTATATCCTTTCATTAATTAGGAGGTATATATATGAATAATTATATCCATGTACTTGATGCAGATGGACGTCGGATTACGTCCATCGTAGATAATATGATAGTACCTATCGGTGAAGAGGCTTTGCTTAAGCAAGCTAAAGAACAATATCCTGGTGCTGCTCAATATATATATGGCGGAGATGACATGTTAGATGCCTTTCTCGATGGAAAAATTTATAAGAATGGTATGTTCAAAGACGCGCCAGTAGTTGAATACATTCCGACGAAGGAAGAAAAAATAAACGCCATAAAAGCAGAGTATGAACCGCGATTTAAGACACTAGAAGAGGCTCAACGCCGATTGCTACTCATGGGGAAACCTACTAATGCAATTAGTGCACAATATATCAAGTTGAATAGCGAAATGGTAGCACGAATCAAGGAGGTGCAATAATATGCCTAAATATATCGGTGATAGT